AGATTTTGAATTAAGTGTTTATACAGCTCCTGCAGTTAATGCTTTAGATTTTCAATTAATAGGGGAAGCAGCAACAGGAACAAACATGAAAATCAACATAGGAGATACATTCAAAGATATAGATAGTATGAAAATCAATATTGCTGATGCTTGGAAAGATGTTACTGGTATGCAAATAAATATCGGAGATGACTGGAAGACTATTTTCTAATTTGACAACTAAGTATATAAATTTAGAAATCATATAATAACATGGCAACAATAAAAACATTCAACGGAACCGGGGCAGACTGTAGTCTGACCTCTGGAGATTCAAACAGAGTTCTAACTTTATCAAATATAGGGACAACACAACAAGACGGATTTTTAGTTTATGCGAGTGGGCTACCTTTAGGATTAACAACAGAATACACAGTAGTCCATAAAAGTGTAAGTACAGAAATAACATTTTTGAATGGATTATGGGATGACATGACGGTTGTAGTGAATTATTACGAGAAGGCAGACGAAGGAGTAAGTGGTGATTTTAATGCAGGACCATTGGGAGACTTTGGAGTAGTAGCCACTCGAACACCAGTAACAATGACAACAGATTATTACGGAGATAAGACATATAAAGATGGAACAGATGAAGATATTGAAATTGTTTTGAGTCCATATAATCAAAAATATAATTTAGATAAGTCTGGTTTAAACAAAATGTACGATTTAATAGCATTTCTTAAGCCGGATGCAACTCTAAATAAATACGACAAGATAACATACGACTCAAAAGTTTATAGAGTTGATTCTGTAAGTGTCAGAGATTTCAACGGAACAAGATTATTTAATGTTGCTATGTTATATTACGCAAACGATGAGTAATATTCCTGAATCTGTTTTAAAGAGGATTGCTGTACGTTTTCAAAATGAACTGGTTTTGGTTGCGCCAGTTGATACCGGCAGATTAAGAAGTTCAATAAATGTAACCACAAAAGGAAATACAATAATCGTCACGATGGTTGATTATGCAATGTTCGTAGAATTTGGAACTAATAGACAAAGACCAAATCCGTTCATAAGAAACACGATCCAAACAAAATTACATAACATCGTAGCAACAGAAATATCAAAATATTATAATAATTGACAAGTAGTTTTAAATAGAAATTTCAATTAAAAAGAATAGCCAAGAGGCAGATTCCAAGAGGAAAAACATGGATATACCCAAGATTAAACAAGAGCAAGTAGTATTCTTAAGAAATAATAATGTGTTTAGTATTACTCAGAGAGGCGTAACAACAACAACTCAATCAGAAACAATAGCAGGCACAACAATAACAATCGATAAAACCAACGTGAAGAATATCCGAAGCATTACTGTTGGAGGAAATTCAAAAGTACTCGGAACCGATTGGACAGCAGATTATAAACATTCAACTGGGTGTTTAATAACATTCGGAACAAGCCAAGCAGGAGCTTCTGTTGTGACTTATGATTATGGAAACGACAAAATATACCCAGATTTCCCGAGAGACGACCTAACAATAAACTCATACCCAAGAATAGCAATCGATGTAATGAGTGCGCCTATTTCACCATTTGGAATCGGAGGAGACACTTTTATATCAGATGTTAGTATGACGATCGTTGTTTATGACAAAAATTCTAACAATTTAGATTCATATATTCAAACAATCAAAGACTTATATGTGTCCAATTCAAAAAACTTTTATTATTTGAATTTTGTTAGTCCAACATTAATAGGCCCAACAATCAACTCAGCAGACAAGAAAGATGAAATCATGCAAAAAAACCTAGACATAGTCGGGAAGTTTAACATAGATGGATAATAAAAAATTGAAAAGATTAATGACAGACCTCGCAAAAGGGAAGGTGTCTCAAAAAGAGGTAGATTTACTTATTAATCCAATAAAGGTCGAAAATTCAAGCGTGAAAACGGCGGAAAACCATACTCAAACGAGAAAAACTAAATTAATAAAGGAGGAAAAACATGAATAATTATATTAGTGGAGGAGAGTCAGTTTGCTTATATGCTTTTGAAGACCAAGATGGTTGGAGTAAGACAGCAGCAAATCACACAGCAAGTGATGAAGATAAGGTCCCATTTGGACAAGGTGTTGAAGTAAGTGTAGCTCGAAATAACAATGCTGAACGTATTGTTGGAATAGGATCAAGAAACGCAACTGCTACAATAAATAAAAATTATGCAGGTACTATGACAGTAAATGGATCGCTTAGTAATGCTTATTGGTTACTTGGAGTATTAGGAGCAAATGCAGATGCAGGAAGTGATCCTTATACGCATACTTATACTGAGTTAAATCGAATTACAAGTTTTTCAACTACAACAAGTTTTGAATTAGGAACAACAGATGCAGCTAGTGTTTTAATTGGATGTCGAGTTAATACTTGTACAATTAGCGCAGCAGTAAATGAAGCAGTTAAATTTAGTTTAGAATGTCCATATAGATATGAAACGCTTGGTACGACTAAAACAGCAAATATAGCAGATATTGAGCCAATTTTTACATTCGCACATGGAAGTGTTGAAATGCCAGACGGAACAAATATAGCAGCAGTTCAATCTTTTGAGTTGACTATAAATAATAATCTAGATCAAGTTTACGGAATCGGATCAAGATTTTTAACAGACCAAATTGCAAAAAATAGAGAATACAATTTTTCTATGACAGCAGCATTTAGTTCGCATACAGCATTACTTACATACTTTTTAAATGGAACGAATAGTGCAACTGCACCAGACGCAGGAAGTGGAACTGAAATAGCAACACTTGAATTAACATTTACAAATGATGATGGAGATATACTTGACATAAATTTGACTGGAGTTCATTTAAATGAAGAAACTCTACCACAAAACGTTAATGAAGTTGTAAAAGAAGATGTAACAGGATGGGCTAGAGCTTGTACAAGCATAATCTACACAAATGATGTTCAAACTGCACCAGTTGCAGCAGATAATATCGAATAAATTTTTTTATTTTTTTAAAAAAGCCGAGTGGTAGGATAAATCCACAAACTAAACCAGGAGGAAAAAAATGGAAAAACAAGAAAAGCAAGTGCCAGACTTGAAGTTAGACGAACAAAAGAGAGTATCAATTCAAACGAAAGAAATACCTTTAACGATTAACGGAGCAGATGCAGTGGTAACTATAAGAAAATTAAGTACAGGAGTAAGAAACAAGATAAGATCTGAATGTACTGAGACTAAATTTATAGCAGGGCAACCAAGTATCAAAGTTAATGATGCAGAAATTCAAGAGAAAATTCTACATGCATGTATACATAGTGCGCCGTTTAGCACTTCATTAAATGATATAAAAGACTTACCAGCAGAAGTATGTGATTATTTATTTAATGAATATAATGAGTTCGCTGAACCATCAGATAAAAAAAAAGACTAGTTAGGGGTGGACTAAAAGGTTATCATTCCGACAATCAAGAAGTATCAGATGAAATAATGTATTGGTTTTTTGCGAAACACTTCAGATTCACACCGAATCAAGTGGACGAAATACCTTACGATAGAATGAATTATATGATTGATTTAGAAATGGAAGCTCAAAAACAAGAAAAAAATTCAATGAAAAATGGCAAATGAATTCAAAGTAGAAATACCAATCTCTGTAAGTGGCAAGTCAGATAAAGGTTCAAGTGGTAGTAAGATAGGAGAGAAGATAGCAGAGCAAATAAAGAAGTCTTTGGGTTCAATAGGTATTGGTAAAAAAGGCTCGGGAGCTGGAGGAGCAGTATCAGGTGGAGGAGCAGAAGCAATGATGGGTATGTCCACGAAAGCACTCGGATGGTTAGCAGTAATAGCTGCAGCAGTTGAAGGATTATCCTTTATATTAAAGCCAATTTTGGATTTATTTAAAATTATTTTAATGTTATTATTCTTGCCATTAATTCCTATATTAAAACCTGTTATGACTGCACTTGCAGACTTGGCTAAAAGATTGGCTCCAATAATGAAAGGACTAGCAGATAAAATGGATAAAGTTCTATCCCCAACATTATCAAAAATAGTAGGAATGATAGTTGATAATGTTGTAGCTAATATAGATAATTTTGTTAAAATAGTTATGGCTTTCCTTAGTATAATTGAGCAATTCACACCATTACTAGATGTTGTATTGAATGCTATATCAGATGTTTTAAACTTTTTTGCAGAAAATGGAGCCGCATTATTACAAGTAGTCTTGGATGTTTTGTTATGGGCTGGAAATTTTTTATTAGAGAAATGGGAATCAATAAAAAAAGTTCTTAATTGGGCAGCTGATTTTTTAGAACCAGTTTGGAATACAATAAAAACAATTTTAGATTATGCTGCAGACACAATTCTTCCAAAATTAGAGAATATAATAATAAGTATATCCAATGTATTAGTAGATTTATATAACGCAATTAGTTCCGCTGTTAAAAAAATAAGCTTTGGTTTTGTGAGTCTTGGAAGTTTAGAAAAAATAGAAAAGAGAGAGGATAGTAGTTCATCATCTAATAGTGGAGTAACTTTGGGATATGGAGGACTTGTATCACAAAAACCATTTTCATTTAATGATTTTATACAAAGACCAGGACAACCAGCTACAAATTTCAGCCCACAAGATACTATAATAGGAGTAAAAAACCCATCAGAACTTGGAAGTAAAATCACAGTTAATATAAACAACCCATCAGTAAGAAATGATATGGACATCAAGAAGATAGCAAACGACGTAAGCAGAGTTCTTCAAAGACAGATGTCCGGGAGAATATCACAATAAGAAAATGGAAAAACAAATATTAATAGAAATAAAGGAAATGAATAAAACACTTAGTTCAATTAAGACATTCATGATAGCAGAAGCTCAACTAATCTCAAAACAAAACATAGACATTCAAAAAATTAAATTAATAATGGAGAAACATGGCAACAATAGGAAGTAAATCACTTGGAAATGTTACTCAAGAAAGTTCTACAAAAAGCTCGGGTTTGTTTAATACACCCCTACCTTTTTCTGATAGTGATGCGGCATTGATTATGGATTTGTTTGGAACCACAAGAACAATAACCGTAACAGGAATATTCACAGGCACAGTCGCAGAATTAAGAACATACATAACAGACATTGAAGGACTACAAAACGGAGAACAAGCTAGTCTAACATTTGTTAGTTCTTGGACCAACGTAAATAAAAACGTATTAATTCAGGACTTTACTCACGATAAAATCAAAGCTGAAGAAAATTCTGTTGGATATACTTTGACACTAACAGAGGGTACAGCTCTGTAGAAGGTTTTAAAAATGAACAAATTAAATAAGAATATGGAAAAACGTAAGAAGTTTCAAGGAAGCATGGGCTGGTTATTTTTTTGGATAATCATGTTTTGCCCAGTAGCTATTTTCTATTTTTTTTTTAACTACGAATGAAACTCTGCAAAGTTATAATTTCGGGAATAACCGTTAAGGATTCAGATGGAGCTCCGGACCCAAGTAAATTAATTAGTTGGGAATATGAAAAAGATGATAACGCAATATCCGAAGCAGAGATAATCTTGCCAAGAAACATTAATGATTTAGTTGATTTAAATAATGGACAAACTGTTGAAATATGGGCCGGATGGACAACTAGCACAGACAAAAGATATTTTTATGGATATATTGACAACATTAAACCAGACGGAGCAACTATCAAAATAACTTGCAAAAATGAAATGATTAAGCTAGTTAGAAAAAACGTAAATCATATTTATGATAGTGGAGTAGATACATCTGCAGGAGAAGTAAGCGAGATAGTAGAAGATTTAATTGAGACTTATGGAGGTATGACTGGAACTGTTCAAGCAAGCGGCACAGAGGATGGAAAACGAGTTGATCAGTTTAAGTGTGTTAATAATGATATTTTTGAAAGAATCAATGCATTAAAAAACGCGCTTGATTGGGATTTATATTATAATGATTCAGAGAGAGTAGTCTATTTTGAGCCAGTTGGTTATAATGACTCAGGTAAAACATTGACAGTAGGAACAGAAATAGTAGGAATGCCAGAGTGGGATTTTGATGATTCTAACATGATAAACGATTTAAGGATAGACGGAGCAACCTCTCAAACAACCATAACCGAAACAGGAAGAATAGGTACAACAACAGGATACGCAACTATTGGAATCACACTAACATATACTCCAGATAGTGTAGAACTTTATATGGATGCAAGCGCTACTCCAACAACTCAAAAAACAGGTGGAACAAAAGACTCTACTTCTGGGAATTTTTATTATATTGACAGAGAAAGTAAGAAAGTTATGCCGGCAGTTGATACGACATTCACTACGGACCATTATGCGATTGTTAATTATGTTTGGTCAGCACCATCACCAATCCACATGAAAAATCAAGCTAGTATAGATACTTATGGAATTAAACAAAAGCAAATAGAATTGTCAGATATAAGTTCAGTAGCAGATGCAGAAAGCCGGGCAACAAGTATGCTATCAAAAAGAAGTGTTCCATATATTTCTGGAAAATTTCTAGTAAAAAGTGAAAATGCTAACATCCCAAATCGTGGAGAGTTAGTCAACATAGTCGATACAAAAACGTCAAAAGTAAATGCATTAAATCTGAGTGGAGATTACATAGTAAGTAAAATTAAATATAAATTCCCAAGTGCCGTAGAAGAAATCGAAGTAGGAGACAAACAATGGAGACTCGCAGATTGGCAAACAACAACAGAAGAAAGACTCAAACGAATTGAGGAACAGTTTGTAAGAAACCAAGACATTTTATTAGAATTAGTAGATGTTAAAAATGATGCAATAACAATCAAACCAAGATATAGAAAAGTAATCAAGGAAACTATGGCAGATGGTAGCAATTTCATATTAGGACACCCCTCTCAAGGACTTCTTGGTTCTGATGTTTTGGGAAGACAAGCAGATGCAACTGTTGATCACTTTATTCAACAATTTGAAAATACTTATACTGAGGAGTTCATTGATTCAGATTTTGAAGATACAAACGGAACTGCAAGTTGGAGTACAACTGGATCGGTTACTTTTACGTCTGGTCAAATTGCCTTAAGTTCAAGTGTTGATTATAACAATTCAACCATAACAACTGCAACTTTAACAAGCACAGAAGTGTCTGGAAGTTTTACTTATGAATTAACAGCAAACGGAAGTGATTGGGAAGAAGTAACAAGTGGAACATCTCACACATTCACAGATACAGGAACAGACCTACGTTGGAGAGCAACAGAGAATAATAGCTCAACTGGCGAAATAAGTAAAGTGGAGGTTAGTTTGTTTCATTGATAACAAGATTTATCAATAGACAAAACGTAAATAAAATATGACTGGTCAAGTAATTACCACAAACGGATTGAAATTGGCACTTAATCGTATTTTCAAAGCAACACCAGATTATCTAGCACCATCAAAATTTAAGATAGGTACAGGAACAACTGCTCCGACAGTATCAGACACAGACGTCGAAACTGGCGTAAACATCAACGGAGGAGCAACCAAATCTTTGGTTACTGGTTACCCGACATTAGACGAAACAAATATGCAAAGTACTATTAGATGTTTTTTGAATTCTGTCGAAGGAAATACTAACTCAATAACAGAATTCGGAATATTTAATGAGGATGGAACTGCTTTAATGTTTAGTCATTCGGTATTCACAGTAATATCTAAAACAACATCTGTAGAAATTAGTTTTGTACAGAAGGATAAGGTGTTTTAATGACAGCAGAAGGAACATTCCCAAAAAGTGACGGAGATATTTTATATGCAAGTGAAATAAATAATTTTCAAAGTAGAGTAGAATCAATAGATGTGACAACAGATTTAGATATAACAAATATAGATGGTGGAGCAGCAGAAACAGCATCGAAAGAGTATGGTTCATATACAGTTCCAGGTGGTTCTACTTATCTTAAAATAAAGTGTTTATTATATGTAGAACCAAATAGTGGTGAATCAGGTTATGCTGGAACTGCTGGGTTGAAAATTGAAACAAAAGATACCGG